TGCATGACTCTGTTGTGTGCGTTGTTCCCGACGGCGAGGTAGCCGAAGCGCAGGCTTATGTAGAACATTGTATGCGTAGCCTACCTGACTGGGCTGAGGGTCTACCTATCGACTGTGAATCAGGTACAGGCAAATCATATGGAGATTGTGAGTGATGGATAAAGTATTGAAGTGCCCTAACTGCAAAAAGCCAACACTCTATATAGACAGCGTAGACTTCTATAGACGTGTAGATGTAGGTACTGAGCAAGTACCTATGTATACCGTGGCAGATATGGAGGGGGCAGAGACTCGCTTGTTTAGCGGGGCTGAGTCTTTAGCCGACTATAATGGTTTCCACAATGCCGAGGTCGGTGGTCTTGTAGTCTTGTTCCGTTGCCGAGAGGAGGGGTGTGTGAGTGATGGCGAGATATACCGTATACACCAGCACGAAGGTGGATGCTACGCAGGCTGGGATTATGAGACCGGGGTAGATGGTAAACCTATCCAAACATATGAGGATAGTGAGTGACAGACGAGCAACTATATGACGTGCTGGAACGGATAGCCGAAGCACTAGAAGAATTAGTACAAACAGTACGAGAGGAGAGAGATAAAGATGAGCCGTAAATGGTCTTTCAGTCGATTGAAGTCGTTTGAGCAGTGCCCCCGTCAGTTCTACTACGAGAAGGTCGCACGCAAATACGTGCAACAAGAGACTGAGGCTATGCGGTACGGCACTGCCGTACATGAAGCGGCTGAGTTCTACGTGCGGGATGGTACGCCCATCCCCGCTAAATATAGTTATGTGAAACCAGTTCTCGATGCTCTGATAGCTATAGACGGTGAGAAGCTATGTGAGTACGAGTTAGGTCTAACAGCAGACTTAGAGCCATGTGCCATGAACGCAGACAATGTGTGGTTCCGAGGTATAGCCGATCTGGTCATTCTCGACGAGGGCAAGCGCGAGGCACGTGTACTAGACTATAAGACAGGTAAGTCAGCTAAGTATGCAGACACTGGTCAGCTAGAGCTAATGGCGCTCGCTGTATTTAAGCACTTCCCAGAAGTGGATACAGTCAAGGCTGGCTTACTATTTGTTGTAGCTAACAAGTTTATAAAAGCTAAGTACACCCGCGACCAAGAAGCGGAGTTGTGGACTAAGTGGCTTGGCAAATATAGTAAGATGGAGAAAGCCCACGAGGTTGACGTGTGGAACGCTAACCCGAGTGGCTTATGTAAACGGCACTGCCCTGTAGTGGAGTGTCCTCATAACGGGAACCACTAATATGCCATACGTAAATAAGAAACGTCCGTACAAGAAAGAGTACGAACAGCAGAAAGCTCGCGGTGAACATGAGGGTCGTATGGAGCGCCAGCGCGCTCGCCGCAAGATGGACAAAGAAGGCAAAGACGCTAACGATAACGGTAAGGCGGACAAGCGTGAAGGAAAGGACATTGCACATAAGAAGCCAATCAGTAAGGGCGGCAAAAATTCTGATGGTGTAAGCGTACAATCACGCAAAAAGAATCGTGCGGCAGGTGGTGCGATGAGCAAACCGTCAAAGCGTGCAAAGAAAAAGAAATAGCGTATACTGAAATCTGACCGCCCTCTCTGGTTGTTTAGGGTTGTTTGCTGGTATACCCCACCAGTGGTCATAACGGGGTAAATATACATAGCAAAGTAGAGTGAGCAGATACCTGTCTCACTCTTTTTGGCGTCCCTGTAAGGAGAGAACAGTGGAGATCGTACAAGACAAAGCGTTACTACTTAAGCTTAGGAACCCTAAGCAAGTAACCACAGTGATACCTAAGAGCAAGGAACTTGCCGATAACAAAGTAGTGGTTAACTGGGGTATAGACGAAGTACATGTGCTGAGAAATCTAAATATAAAGGCACCATCCCCCATCAACGCACGCTACGAATGGACAGGCGTACACCCACCCTACGAACACCAGAAGAACACAGCCTCATTCCTAACATTACACAAACGCGCCTTCTGCTTTAACGAGCAGGGTACAGGTAAGACAGCATCTGCAATCTGGGCGGCTGACTACCTGATGAAGCAAGGTCGAGTTAATCGCGTCCTAGTTGTATGCCCCCTATCTATCATGGATGCCGCTTGGAAGAATGACCTGTTTACATTTGCCATGCACCGCAAGGTAGACGTAGCCTACGGCAACGCTAAGAAGCGCCGAGAGATACTCAATATGGGTGCCGAGTTCGTAATCATTAACTACGATGGTATCGGCATAGTGTATGAAGAGATAAAGAACGGCGGCTTCGACCTAATTATTGTGGACGAAGCTACTCACTATAAGAACCCACAGACTAAACGCTGGAAGATACTCAACTCACTGCTTACACCTAAGACGTGGTTGTGGATGATGACGGGTACACCAGCGGCACAATCCCCAGTCGATGCCTTCGGTCTAGCTAAGATGGTTAACCCTTCGGGCGTACCGAGATACCTGACCGCCTTCAAAGATTTGGTTATGTATAAGATCACACAGTTTAAGTACGTACCCAAACCTGATGCTACCGAGACAATACATAGGGTACTCCAGCCAGCTATACGCTATACGAAGGAGGAGTGTCTTGACCTACCTGAAATGACTTACAGCAAACGTGACGTTGAGCTTACGCCACAACAACGCAAGTTCTACGAATTGCTACGCAAGCAGAAGTTAGTAGGTACGGCAGGTGAGGACATTACTGCATCTAATGCGGCAATTCTGATGAACAAGTTGCTACAGATATCCTGTGGCGCCGTGTATTCAGACGAGAAGAACACCGTACAGTTTGACGTTAAGAACAGATATGCAGTCCTCAAGGAAGCCATAGATGAGTCGAGCCAGAAGGTGCTCGTGTTTCTACCTTTCAAGAACACAATCACATTAGTACAAGAGCTACTTACACGTGACAACATAACCACAGAGGTAATCTCCGGCGATGTACCCGGGCACAAGAGAACGGAGATATTTGATAAGTTCCAGAATACACCTGACCCACGCGTGTTGCTGATACAGCCTCAAGCGGCGGCACATGGCGTGACACTTACTGCCGCTAACACAATCGTATGGTGGGGGCCGACTAGCTCGCTGGAAATATACGCGCAGGCTAACGCTCGCGTGCATCGTAACGGACAGAAACATCCATGTACGGTTATCCAACTACAAGGGAGTGCAGTCGAAAGACACATTTACTCACTATTAGATAACAGAATAGACGTACACACAAAAATGATAGAGCTTTACAACGAAATAGTTGACTAAGACACAATGAGTCACTATATTGTAACTGTCACTAAGGAGGAGAGAACTTATGGCAACCAATAAAGATGGTGTATCAGTAGATGCACTCACCCGTACATACCTCAAAATAAAAGCTAAGCGCTCTGAGCTTAAGGCTCAGTTCGACAGCGAAGACTCTGTGCTCAAGGAAAAGCAGGACCGCATCAAGCGCGCCCTACTCGACTACTGCAAGGACAATGACGTTGAGAGCGTACGTACTGAGAGTGGTTTGTTCTACCGTACACTTAAAACTAAGTACTGGACTAGCGATTGGGAGTCTATGTTCAAGTTTGTAGTGGAGAACAATACCCCTGAGTTGTTCGCCAAAAGCCTGAACCAGACTAACGTGAAGCAGTTCCTTGAAGATAACCCAGACAAGATGCCAGCAGGTCTAAACATAGACTCTGAGTATCAGGTGTCTGTGCGAAAGTCGTGAGGTCACTATGCAGAATCTAGAACCATTCGTACCTATTGAAGTACTTGCTAAGCACTTTGCTGTAAGTATCTCTACGGTACGTGCATGGATTCGTCAGGGATACATATCGCGGGATTCCTACATCAACGTAGGTACTACCTACCGATTTCTTATCTCTAAAGCTCAGGAGTCTGTCATGCAGGCTCAACATGAAGCTGCGAATAAGGCAGATAGAACAAACGAACAAGAACCCCAAGCCGAAGTCGATGAAGAAATTGAAATCGACATTAGCCTATTAGAAGACCTAAAAGACTGAGGAGTCTACCAATGAGTGAATTAGCACAATTCTCTAAAGAGTTAGCAAACAGCGACCTGTTCAAAGCTCTACAATCAGTAAACGACAACCTAATGAGCGGTAGCGAGTCTTCTACGACTACACGCCGTATCTCACTCAAGGGCGGTAAGTTCCGTCAGATGGTTAACGGTGAGCAGTTATCTGTATCTAAAGATAACGAGATGAACATCGTGATCGTGGACGCGGCACCTATCTCACGCACTTACTACGAGGGTGCATACGACCCTAACAACCCAGCGCCACCTGCATGTTGGTCAGACGATACACGTACTAAGCGTCCGTCAGAAGCAGTGCCAGCAGATACCCGTCAGGCTAATAGCTGTAACAACTGTAAGCAGGACATTAAAGGTTCTGGTCAGGGTAACTCACGTGCTTGTCGTTTTGGACAGCGCATCGCGGTAGCCATTGAAGGTGATATGGATACTATCTACCAGATGCAGTTACCAGCAACATCTATCTTCGGTGACGTGAACGGCGACAAGATGCCTATGGGTGCATACGTCCGTAAGCTGGCGGCACACAAAACCCCAGCGGCGGCTATCGTTACTACTATGTACTTCGATGAAGAAGCCGAAGTACCTAAGCTCTACTTCAAGCCAGCACGCCCTCTTACTGAAGAGGAGTTAAAGGCAGTGTTTGAGCTTCGCGAGACCGAAGAGTGTAAGCGAGCCGTTACTTTCACGGTTGCACAGACCGACAAACTGATTGCTTCTGACGCACCAGCTAAGCAAGAAGAGAAAGGTCTATTTGACAACGCGGCAGTTTCGGTAGAAGCTGAGGAAGTCGAAGAACCAAAAGTCGTAAGTAAGAAACCTAAAGCAGAAGCGGCAGAAGATATCTCCGATCTGGTCGCTGAATGGGATGACTAAATACTAACCACTAAGGGGGCTGACCAAGCCCCCTTTTTAATGAGGGAATCAGCGCGTGGACACAATAAAGTTTCTAAGCATCGTACTCGGTGACGATGGACGGTATTGCCTATGGGCAACCAGATTTAATAACAACGTAGCTGTACAAGGTAGTATCGAACAGAGTTTCTACGACTCTATCGAAGAGTTAGCAGCGGCGGCACACAATAAAGATAAACGGGGATACGATACTTACTTCGCTGTTGGATGTATCGGTGAGAAAGATAATCGCAAAGCCTCAAACGTAGTTAGCCTTAAGGCGTTATTCCTAGATATAGACGCAGGTCCAACCAAAGACTATGCCTCTCAGCGTGAAGCTCTAGCGGAGCTACGTAGATTCTGCTCCGCAATCAAGTTACCTAAACCACTTATTGTTAGCTCAGGTTTCGGCTTGCATGTTTACTGGTTGCTGGATAAGTCACTGCCTCGTGCCGAGTGGGTTAGCATCGCTACGCTACTTAAGGAGCAATGTGTTAAGCATAACCTACTGGTAGATGGGCAATGTACTGTGGATGCCGCGCGCATCCTACGTGTTGTCGGCACTCACAACCAGAAGTGGCAGGACAAGACCGAAGTAGTTAAGGCCATTAACCACGAAGCACCTACGTTCTACGACCCGATGGAGCTAAAGACTATCCTCATGGATGGTATGGCTACCGTACCTATGGTCACACAGGCCGCACGTGACCTTATCCCTGACACGATGCTGGACCACTACACCCGCAACATTACCTCAGTGTTCGGTGACATAGTTAAGCATAAACAGCCCTGCGCTCAGATTGTGAATCGACTGCGCACACGGCACGAAGCGACCTATGACGAGTGGACACAGATGCTGGCTATCGCCAACAAGTGTGAAGACCGCGAGAAAGCTATACGCATAATCTCTCAGGGGCACCCTGACTACGACTTTGATGTTGCTGATGCTAAAGCCGCTACGTTCGATGGGCCTACCCTATGTTCTACCTTAGAGTTAACAACTCCGGGGTTATGCGCTGGGTGTCCACATCAAGGCAAGATCAAATCACCTATCGTACTGGGTAAGAAGGTCAACACTATCGAAGAGCCAGTGGTGGTAAAGCTAGAAGGTGAGTACCTAGAGGCAGAGAAAGAGGTTGTTATACCTAAGTTCCCCGCAGGTTACTCACGTGGCGAAAACGGCGGCGTATACGTAAAGATTTATGATTCTGAGGGCGCACTAAAGGATACTCGCGAGATATACCGCTACGACATATACGTGCATAAAGTCCTCAAGTCAGACCGAAATGAGTTCTCCGCAGTTATCAGGGCACACCTACCACATGACGGTATGATTGAGTTCTCTATGCAGATGGAGCAACTAACCAGTAAAGATGAAGCTCGCAAAATCTTGGCACGCTATGGTGTAGTGCCAGCCGATCCTTCTAAAGTGATGTTCTTTCTTATGCAATGGGTTAACGAATTACAGGCACAGAACAAATCTACAATAGCACACGAACAGTTCGGATGGTCAGACGATAAGAAATCGTTTGTATGGGGCGAGTGGATATACCACAGAGACCAAGACCCACAGCCGAACCTAGCAACGCCAGCAACAGCCGCACATATGGCGCACATTAAACCAAAGGGCGACCCTGCCGTAGTTCGTAAGTGGATAGATCAGTTCGGCGCTCATGGTAATGAGGTAGCGCAGGCTATCCTGCTCTATACGTTGGCGGCACCGCTTATGGCGTTCACAGGTATCAACACGTCAGCGACTAACCTTTCTAGTGAGAAGTCAGGTATAGGTAAGACCTCTATGGTGTATGTCGGCTTGGCGTTATGGGGTCAGCCGCAAGGTCTTAGCATGGTTGCAGACGATACACACAACGCTCGTATGCACAACCTACAGGTACTGCGCCATGCGCCAGTACTGATAGACGAAATGACTAACCAGAACCCACAGAAGCTATCCGACATGATCTACGCTATGTCCTCGGGTAAGCAACGTGATCGTATGGCTAGTTCGGCTAACGCAGTACGTACTCGTGGTAAGGGGTGGAACACTACCATCCTGACTACAGCGAACGACAGTTTGCTAGATGTGGTTAACAACTATAAGGCTAACCCCGATGCAGAGGGTCAGCGTATGTGTGAGTTCTTTGTACGTGCCGAAGATACTGGACTCAACCAAGACCTAGCACGCAAGCTTATGTATGAGCTTGAGAACAACTACGGTTACGGTGCTAGCGAGTACATCCAGTACCTAGTTGACCATGCAAATGAACTAGAATCTGAAGTAGATAAGTACCGTGCTGAGCTTGAGCGCCTTGCAGGATTGGAAGGTCCGAACCGCTTCTGGTCGGCAGGTTGGGGTTGTGCTCTACTGGCAGGTGTAATATCTAAGAAGCTAGGTATACACGACTACGATCTTAAACGAGTACGTACTTATATTGTTGATAAGCTTAAAGCGGCTAAGCGCCGCCTTGCAGACCTACAAGATACATCTTCACCAGCTAACCTCATCGGTAGATTCTGGTACGACAACATCGCTAGCTCAGTCGTGGTCGATAGCGGCGAGGATGCACGTAAGAACAAGAACGAGAACGGACTGGATATACACAACACTCTGCCTCTCGTCTCTCCAAAGAACAAGTTGGTTGCGCGGTGGGAACCCGACACCGAATGTCTTTACATATCTTCTGGTGCTCTACGCAAGTGGTGTAAGGAAGATGGGAACCGAGTCAGCTTCACCGACCTCAAAGCTAAGATGACCTCAGAACTGCAAGCTAAGTATATAGCTAAGTTCTCACTAGGTAAGGGTACTAACTATGCGGTAACGCAGGTTCCAGTATTCGTAATCGAGGGTAGTTTTTTAGACGGTACGATTGATGGCATCCAGAGTAATGAGGGAAGGGCAAATAGCGCCTGATGGATTGCCCATAACAATCCCACTAGACGCCCTAGAAATAGGGCAGTCTTGCTTTATACCCTGTATAAACCATGAGCTAGCTATGAAGCAGATTCGTAAGTTGGCTCTTGAGAAAGGTTGTAAGATCGCACTCCGAATACGTAGGGAGCGCGATCTTATGGGTGTGCGGCTATGGATGATTAATACATCAAATCCGCAAAAGTTATATTATCACTGAACTCTCTATCGCTCTGCATAACCTGCGAGAACATACGCTGGTTAACAGTTACACCACCCCGCATGGTTGCAGAGGTACGGTAGTGCGACTCAATAGATCGTTCTAAGCTATCAGCCGAGATGGCATTGTATGGGTGCTTACGGTTGTACTCCATAATCTCACGCATGAGTTCCGCTTGTCCGTAGGTGTCACCCATACGTAGTGCTATGAATAACTTCCTACGTAGACGACTGCTCTCTTGTGATACGTTCTTCTGCACCCTAGCGTTACGAGTGTTGATCGCGCTCTGCAAGGTGTATCGGCTAGGTGCGAATCCAGCTAACTGACCTACGAGTTCGTTAACACCGAAGTCCTTAACTATAGGGTCTTTACGTGCAGTCAATGCACCCTCATCAGAGTAGCGGTAAGTCTTCATCACGTTACGGATAGCCGCTGGTAGCATCTGCTCCAAACCACGAGCTACTTCACCATCCGCTATCTTTTTAGCGCCGCGCTCCATACCCATAGCCAAGCTAAGTACAGGACCACCGATCTGCTCCATAGCAACCTGAATCTTAGACTTATCGGCATCCATGTAAGGGTCACGGAAGATCAGATCAGACAGACCCATACGAGACGCCATATCCCAACCTGTCATGGCGTTGCCTAGACCGTTGAAACCAATCTCACCCACCGCTTTACGTGTCATGGTGTCGAAGTCATCCTCGTCATCCTCACCGATGAACAAGTCCCAAAGCATAGCTAGCACGCCGAACATTGGGACACCGTGCAGACCCGCAACTGCCGCAGAACCTGCCATAACTAGGCCGATCTGCTTAGCGGCTATCATACGATCCTGTGGTTTACCAGTAGTCATGCCTTTAGCCATAGACCACATCAAGTAGTACATCGCCACACCGTAGCGTTTGAAGAGGAACGCTACACGACCAAGACCAGTCTGTGCGATTGGTGGAGCCGCCGCAGCCTGTGCCGCACCGTTGAGTAGTTCCACCTTGTCTATAGCCTTCTCAGCCGCATCTGCTAACTGTTCAGGTGTAGGCTCTTTACCGCCTTCACGAAGCTTAGCTACCTCTAGCTGGTATGCAGTAGCCAGACCCACCTGACGGTTAACACGCTCCATCTGGTGGAACATCCAACCAGACCAGAACTGAACCTTGTCACCGATGGAGTCAGTTACACTTGAATCGTCAAATACATCCTGCACTGAGGTGCGGTTCAACTGGCCCTGTTCGTTAGCAACCTGCACCAGAACTTTCATATCACGTGCTAGTTGTGCAGTCTCTGCATCCTTCGCGCCAGCCGCCATCTTGTCCCAGTCATGGTTATCTAAACCATACATACCGTTAACGTCTTTGTAGTAGACATTACCGTCTTTGTCGTAGAGCTTAACCTTACGTTTCGTACCACTACTAGTGAACAGCTTGATTGCCGAACCCATAGCTTTCGTGGTGTTGGCAATGCCGTACTCACCCGAGAGGTATGGACCCATGACCATAGGTATCTGAGACAAGTTGATTACCGCCGCAGATATGTTTGCGCCGAGGGTCATGTGGAAGCCAGCCATAGTCAGCTTCTTAGACCAGTTCGGTATTGGGTTGCTACGTGCGAAGCCAGCAGAGTCAATCAGTGTGTCTATGTACTGGATAGCAGCTGGATCGCCTTTAACACCCTTAGCACCGTCTTTACCCGTCAGATCACGTAGCTCGTTCTCTATTGCCATTAGCTCTGCGCCTGAGCGCATATGCACAAGCTGGCGACCCATGCTGTTGATGCGGCGCTTGAACACATCGAAGGCATCGAAGTTGAAACCCGCGGTGCCTTTACGACGAACAAACGATTTCATAAGCGACTGTTCGGGCAAAGACGTCAGGAACAACTTACTGATCTCTTGTTTGACCTCTGGCTTGACCTTGTTCTTATCCAGAATGTCCTTAACCTGATTCATAAACGATGCAGGTGGTACACGCTTGAAATCTTTGATCTCGGCTTTGAGGAACGGGTCGAAAGAGTTAACGTCTATCTCTTGGCTGTAGTCGCGCTTGAGTTCCTTGATAGCGGCATCACGTTCGGCTTCTGACACGTATGCCTCTACGTACTCGTTCTTACCATCTGCCGACTTGAAGCTAACCCAAAACTCACCTTGACGATCTAGCGGGAAGTACGGCTCGATCACATCCATATCAGCCAGCATTTCGTTTAACGACTTAGCCATAGACTCATTGACGTTACCGTCCTCGTCCGTAGCAAGACCTCGGATGTGGCTCTTGAGATGCTTCTGGATATCGTTGAAGTACCCACGGTAGGTGTCACGCATGAAGGTGTAAATCTCGTCACCGCCGACACCCTTAAGCTGTTGCCATACACCCTGCATATCACGCCAAGCTTCCATCTTATCTTTGTCGAGAGCGTAGACTTTCTTACCTTGAGCGTTAGTACCTACCTCAATACGGTAGCGTTGTTGTGCCTCGGCTAGCGTCAGCGATGGGTCTACTTGTGCCACTGTTGACTCAGCTACAAGCACCTTGAAGGCATAAACCGCATCAGGGTTTTCCTTCATCATCTTCTTAGTCCAGTTGGCTACTTTACCTACACGGTAGGTGTTAGCCTCTGCCTGCTCGTTTAGCTGAGCACTCTGCTTACGGATGGCGATCTCTAGCTTACGGGCGACCTTATGTAGCGGTTCCCACTTCTTAGTCAAATCGACTGTTACGTTGAGTGGTTGTATTGCCAGTAACACCTTACGTGCAGTAGGAGCTAAGCCTTCCAGCTTACGCATAACCTTAGTACGCATAGTCGGCTGGTAGTCTGGGTAGATGCGGTCATGGATGTTCTTAGACATAGCACGTGCATCAGCGGCAATAGATGCTGCGGCATCAGGGATGCGCTTTCTACCCAACTCAATGATAGAGTCACGAGTCGATGGAGCTAAGATCGCCTCTACTAGCTGATCTAGCTTAACTGTTGCAGGGTTAATGCTAGTGCTAGGCGCGACGCCTACCAGCTTACGTAGCATGTTGAGTACAGAACGTGCGGCACGCTCAAGGAATGACCAGCCATCCTTAGCTAAGATGCCGTGCAACTTACCCTGAAACTCACGGTTAGCGAATATCTCGGCAACAAACTCGAAGAACTGATCTTTCTCTTGCTGTGCCTTAGTGCGGTTAGGGTCGATACCTGCATCGACACCATACTCACCTGCTAGGTCGTCATGGTCTTTAACCTGCTGGAAGATACTCCATAGCTGTTTGG